GCAGGGGTTCTGGCTGGATTTCGTAAATCCTGTTAGATGAGTTGCAATCGTGCTTAGTGCCAGCCACCTGAAAAATATTAAGCCAGCAACCCCAGGTGCGACGCCGAACAAAACACCCGGCAATAAAAACCCACTAAATAAAAGAAGTGATCGAGCTGGCTTGACCCCATGTGACCACAACAGCAACGCCAGCACACCAACACCAGCATCGGCAACAATCCACATCGACTCTATTGATCCGATGCCAACTAATAGAGCAGCTGCGATACCAACAGCAGCTCTGTTATTGAGAATCTGACCAGTCTTTTATTCTGAGCCTGGCATCTCGACTCGACACAGTTTTTATGCCCATCGTTTTTGAAAAACTTTTTATCTGTTTTATGGACAGCTTCGGCATCCCATCTGTCCCATGCAGGTATTGATGTAACAGCCCGGGCGTGACCACCTCTAGCTGTTCCTGTTCAACAAGTGCCCCGATTAGCGTGTTAAATTTCGTAAGGTTGTCAGCTTCTTGCCTAGCACGAAACTCATCTGTGTTTAACAGCATTGGTGCGAGGGCGTCGATTTTGTGGGTTGTGTCTGACAGGTCATAGAACCTCTGAGCGCAATGCAGAGTTAAATGCTTCACGATCCCAGGTCCGAGAGGATGAGCTGCTTGAGTAACTCGTTTGTAAATGATTGTTCTTTTTTCGTTTGAATCTTTACAGCTCCGAATTTTACCTGTGCCAAGATGTTCGTTTCGATACTTGCAGCTCTCATCATCCCATGCATGGCAAAGGTTTCGTTCCTCGTATTCACCTGTGCGTTTTTTATATCGAGTTTTTTCTATCCATTTTTTTGCACCTGATCGGGGATCGACCTGGATCGCATAATCGCATTGATCGAGCAGGTCGCCACTAACGCCTGCTTGAAATTGAGTTGTCCAGATCATAGATAACCCCTGATGCCCTGCCTGCATGAGATTATTGAAAATCAACTGTTGAAATGCAGAGTTGGATCTCCGTGAGTTGAGGATTGCCTTTACTTCATCGACATATAGCAGAACGCTTTGAAGCGCAGCGGGATCTTGGTCTGCGAGAATCGATATATCGGTTATTTCTTCACCAAAGGACAAATTTCCCATGTGCAGGACTCGCCCGCCTGCCAGATGGTATTCATAAGCCATTTTTGATGCCAGCAGTGTTTTTCCAGACCGTTTTCGACCGAGTACACCCATCACCATTGTTTCACCTAGTAACGTTTGCGCTGGCAAACTGGTTTCGATAGCTTCGGGTTCTGTTTCGATCACGATTGCATGTACTCCAATAAACTATTAAACATCGCAACATTAGCCAGCAGTAGACCGCCGATCACCAGCCCTGCGAAGGCTGTTTTTACTACCTCTGGGCGCAAACCTTTGAAATGAGCAACATTTAGTGCTTCATTGTCTGTTTGCTGGTTTACCATCGCACCTCGAGCTGGAATTGCATAATCTGGTGGTGGTGTTGAAAATGGGTTATAGACAATAGGCTTTTCAGGGTCTAATTCATCGATCCAATACTGCGTTTGACCTCCAATTTTCCATCTGGCTTCTTTTGGCAGCTTCCGTGCTTCGATTATGTCCCAATACTCTTGCACAATTAGCACCTGCCCCAGCTCATCGAATGGCTGCTTGATACGGCACACCATCACGTATGTGTTGCGCTGGTCTATATACCAGCCAGCCAGCCCAAACAGTGGTGCTGACAACCCAATCGCAACACCAGCCCCAACGCCGCTTGTAAAACCTATGGTTACAGCGAACACCAGCACGATTACACCAGCCAACCAAAAGTTAGTAGATTTCACAACTGAATCTAAAAAACCGCCGTGGATACCATGTGGCAGTCGGTCGTTTTCAAAAACGTCAAGAGGTACATCTTGAACAGTTGCCAGGGGTGCAAGATGTTCTGATATATCCCAATGCATCCTGTAAATGTGCTGCCTGAGGCTGGCTGGTGATTTTAACTCTTTTGAGCAGTTGTTGATCGTGCATGTCAGAGCAGGCAGATCGTTGTTTGTTGGTTTAGCCAATGACCTGCCCCCCACCGCCACTACTTAGTCCTTTTAAAAATGCTGGCAAAAATACAGGCAGAGCCATTAACCCAAGAGTTATCACCAGCCCGATCGCTGCGATGCCAAATAACTTTTCGTTAATCCCCTGTGGTGTTTTTTTAGCAGCCAGCCGATTCGATTCAATTTGTGCAATCTTGTTTATCTCCATCATTGTTTCAGCCTGCTCATTTACAGATGGACGCCGTGATCGATAGTGCCCAGTTGAGCCTACTTTGAAATTGATTGGATACCAGTCTGTGACAGTGAACACCGCTGCTGTATGCTCCACCATGGGGAACATCTGCGGTGCGAGGTTGAACAGTCGAGATTTTGCCACTATAACCTGGGTGGCTGGGTCAGCAGCAAATCCTAAATTGTCGCCGACAGCCCATGTTTGCCCAACCTTTAAAATTGCATTTTCTTCTTTAACTGTTTTGTCTGGGCTTTGGATGATGACTTTCAAGATCCAGCTCCTACTAACTTTTGTGCCCCCTCTTTACCTCGCCGCATTGCGTTTTGAATAAACGGCACAGCACCTCCAGTTATCACCTGACCAGCCATTTGTGTGTTGTCTGAATCTACACCAGCTTGCACCATCGATGTGAGTACGACTTTTCGGAACCCCGGTGTCCAGTCAGCGATTGGAGCGATATCTTTTGGAAGTGCCATACCAGTTGCCCCGTACAGCTCCAGGTCCTCTTCTAATACTCGCACCATATGTGCTACCTGCTCTTGGTGGATCTTTCCTCTCCGCAACATCCCAAGAAAACTGTCACCTGTCCCAACGTATATGTCTTTGACGTGTTCGGCGAAACTGGTTTCGCCCATGTTGTGCTGTGTCGATGCGTTCAGCAGGGCAGCTGCTTCACCCAGCTCACCACCCATATAAGACTCTGCCATTTGTGTTGATACCTCGCGTATACGCGGGCGCACGAGGCGACCGGCTCATTAGTTAATAGATAAGAAGGCTGTCGATATTGTTTTAATGTTTTCACCAAGTTAACAAGACATGCCTTAACACACTAAACGATACACGGTATCAATTACCAGTGGAGAACTAACGCACATCAGCCAGCATCAGATTCCGCTTTATGCGTTGCGATAGTTCTGCATTGCAGTAATAATGATCCAATGTCTTGCATTGAGACTGTGTATCAAATAGGTTTTTATTATGTTTCGACAAGGGATCATAGCGATCATGGTTCTAGGTTTGGGGTTTACTGTTCTGGCAATAGCTCTACCGGATATCGTATCCAGGAGCGAAACTGTCAGAACAAACGCCGCTCAACAAACTGGACTAGCCTGTAATTCAGGCTCAGTCACAAGTTGTTCAGTGACGCTAACCAGCGAACATGGACACCGTGATACTACAGGTATCGTGATAACGGAAACTTCACCGGGATCGGTCGATAGATCATCTGGTGGTTCACTCGGGACAGATAGAAAAACTTTGACGGTAAGTGGGTTGACCACCTCGACCGCATATGTGTTTACAGTCGATTATTTGACTGTTGATGCAAATGTTAGTGGCACAATGAACCAACTGTTGGTTTCGCTGCCTTTGTTGCTGGTGGTGGGGCTTTTGGGCTTAATCCTGTTTACCGCGGCGAAAACTTTTCTTAGTTATAAATAGTAGGTGTAATTATGGGTGGAATTGGTAGAGTTCAGGGAATCATCATGGCTGTTGTGGTCTTGGTGGCGTTCCTCGCGGTACTCCCAACTATCATATCCAGCACAGTTACCGCCGCCGGAACCACGGGTATAGATAGTGCCACAACCAGTATTGTGAACCTCATCCCCTTGGTCACCGCAGTAGGTGGTATCGGTGTCGCCGGGTTGATCGCGTTCCAAGCGATCAGAGGCTCTGGTAAGTAGTTCTTAAAACGCCCCAGGGCTAAGGGAAACTTCCCCGAAACACCCCTGCCCTGGGGCTACATAATCAGAGTGAAGGTTCAATGAATTTTCTTCTTTTGATAGTGGCTTCGATTTCTACGTTTTGGTTGGCTGGTGAGGTGCAGGCGACGGGGCATACAGTCGCAACGTGGGCAGCGTATGGGTTTTCAGCAGCTCTGTTGGTTCGTGGTTTCATCGAGGCTTACTTAGTCGCAACACATCGGGGTGACGGATGAGTATTAGGATCAGGTATGCCCTGCTGCTGTATTTTGTCACCATCTCAATAATCGCCAGCTTTGCGCTGGCTTTTCCAGTTAATGCCCAAACTGCACCAGCTGTTGATATTTCAGAGGCGTATGTGTTCAGAAACATATCAACAGATGAAGCAATAACATCTGCTAATACAGAGGGTGATTTATTTGTTCTGGCAAGGGTGCAACTGCCAGATTCGACAGCAGCAGCAACAGCAGATGAATGGTGCTTATATCTAAACGATCAGGCTGGCTGCGCTGATACACCAGCAGATCCATCTTTCCCAGCATCACTGCTGGAAGGGCACGTATTTATTACACTTTATGAATCGGGGGCTGGCACAACACTGACACAGCAAGCGACAGTGAAACGCATTGGGCACGGGTTGGCTGGGCTTTATATCGATGGGGGGCATACGGTCGCATTTGGCAACGCAGCCACCATTGTTTGTGTTGAATCATCATCTTCATTTTTTACTGTCAGCAGCTCCGATTGTATTTACCCGACATGGATATCTGGTGATGGTAGCCAGTCAGATCAGCTCGCAAGGCTGACAGAGCTTATCAAAGGTCCTGGAGGTCCTGTGTCCAACCTTGAAGCGGTAATGCTTGCACCCCCAGGCTGGCTGGTTAACTCTGTTGGTCTGATAACACCGACAGGTGCAACGTATCTAGCAGATGCCCTGCGATTTATGCAACGCATTGTCCCAGACGCATATCAGGTTGGCAGCTCACCAGCTGTCACGGCAGCTATCGCAACACCAGCCAGTGAATCTAATTTCCAGCAGATGATCGATGCCACAGCAACAGCATCAGGTCTGTCAACAAATATGGATAACGTAGCCCAAACATATATTGGGATATCTGGTGGTGCGTTTGCCATGTTTTTATCGTCAATGATCGGGCTGGTGGCTGCTGGGCTGATATTTAATGCCACTAAGAACTCAGCTCTCGCTATGAGCGGCTTTTTGTCTCCGTTAATGGTTGGTTTATGGATGCGCGGACCGACTTTCGCTGTCATGGCTGGGATGGTCGTTATATTTGGCACATTGGGTGCTTGGTACATGGTCAGAAAGGCACCTGAATAA